TCCCCCCCAAGAACATTCATCACGAGTTTCCATTTTTCCACAAAGCTTACAATATCTGTGCTCTTCCTTTGCTTCGTTAATTTTGTTAGATACCATGATTGGTGTTCCTCCTTTACCTGATCTATCGGATATTGGATCCTTTTTCCTCTTTCTTTTCACGGCATTTGCAATTGCCTTCACACCCCCTTGAGAACGCAATTGATTTGCTTTCTCTTTGCTCAGGCATTTCGGTTTCGCTTCGCTTGGATTCTCCCTTGCACATTTACCAATCCTCTTTCCTTTACTGTTGTATCTATCCCAACCTCCACCACCAACTCCACCTTCTTCCCCCTTTCCAAACCAATTCCGAAGATCTTCGTTCATTTGTTTTTTGATCCAAGTATCTGGAGTTGTATGGTATTTATTCACAAAATCATTATGAAGTTTTTTTGCACTTACACCTTTATTTTTCATAATACGTCTCATAAGTTTATCAACAGAGTTATAAGATGTATTATGTAATTTTTTTAATCCAATTTTTAGATCTTGAACTGCTCCTTCTTTAACATCTTTAAACTTTTTATGCTCTTTCTTAGCAGATGCCTCCATTTTTTTCAAACGGGTATAGTAATCTGGAATTTCATCTAAATGTTGAAGGGCAATATCTGTTGCTAAATCTTTATTGCGAGTATGCTCATGCTCAATCGGAATTCCCATTTCAAGTTGATGCTTTACAAAAGAAACCTCAAGGCGATGCTTCTTTGCAATCTGTTCAACTGATTTGTGGGATTTTAAATGATCCAACGTATTCTAAATTTTACTCTCTATTATTTAGAAATCCTTGTTTAAGGAGTTTTTGTAATTCCGAAGTTGAACCAACAAATACAGCATTATTTGTAACATTATTTGTAGTTTTGGATGCAGTTTCTTCTACATCTTTGAGTTTCTTTTGTAAATCAATCAGTTTATCTGTAACGTCACCAACACTTTTGATAAGTTGTCCAGCAACTTCATAAGCTCTGGGACTATCACTATCACTCGCCAATTCCATAATTCCATTAATGGCCTCTTGACCCTTTTCAATCAAAGAATATAGATTTGCTCTTGTATATTCATAATCTTTTTGAATATCATTTTCTGTAGATTTAATAATTTCAATTTCAGATGATTTCACATTAGTATCTACAATACTACTTTGAGTATTTAATGCCTTATCAAGTTCTTCAAATTTATTTGCCATGTTAAAATATTAGATGTCTATTTTTTGGGTTGGGCTATAAGTTTTAGCATCTGAGAAAATATCTATTTCTTCAGTATAAGTATAAGTATCTCCTGGATTAGATGTAGGTGGATTTGGAGTCACAGTATATCTCATCTCCCTCTTAGCAGTTGTAATATCAGTGTCAGTAAAAAAGTCAATCTGAACCTTACGAATAAGACCATCGGAAGTAGCAGAAATTGGCCCAAAGAGATTTATCTTGGATGTAAATTGTAAAGTATAAATTAACGCTCTTCTTGTTTCAAAATCTCCTTCATAATCATCTTGAAATGAAACACTGTTTAATGTAAATGGAATATCTCTTTTTTCTCCAATTTCTGGAATTAAATCTACAGTAACTGTAAATGTTGGTTGAAAGAATGGTAAAATCTGCTCTACAATTTGTAATGCATCATCTTCCAACTTAGTGAGAATATTTAATTCCAATCCAATGTTATATGGAACGGGCATAAAAACTTGTTTTAAGTTCACTCCATCAGAAGCTTTAAATGTTTGAGTTGGAGTTCCTTTCCTGGTTCCATCATATTCAATTGAAGTCATCTCAAAAGACATTCTTGGCAAAGTAATCTCAATTGGTTTATTAAGATCAGGTTGTTGCTCAAGACGTGCTAAGAATTTTTGAACAGGACCATATGCTATAGGAACTTGAATTTGACTGATTTCATCACCATTAGAATTTTGATGCTTAATATAGGTATCCTTAAAAAGTGTTCCAAAAGCAACAATAGTTTTTTTTATAATTTGATGATAAAAATATGGTCCCAGCATTAGTATGTACCAAATGGATTAGATTCTGAAAAATCAACAATTAGATTTGCCTCTGTCTGAAGATCTTTGTTTTCTTCATATTTATTATATAAATCATAAGGATCAAAACTTTGAACTGCATATGTTGCAGAAGAAGCAGTTCCGACAACAAGTTCTCCAGGATAAAAGACACCATTATTAATAGAAATCTCAAGAATATTTGTATCTTTATCCCAAGATTTAACTCTTGCGTTTGTTCCAGATTTAGATCCAACAACAATTTCATTGAAAATATAAGTTCCAATACCAGAAAGTATTGATGGTGGATCTATACTAATTGTAGGTGCCGTTGTATATCCAGATCCAGCATTTGTAATTAAAATCTGAGATATTGAACCATTGCTTACTGTTGCTATTCCTGTAGCGGTTGTTCCACCTCCTATTGTTGGAGAACTAAATGTAATATTTGGATTTGTAATATATCCTGTTCCCGAATTGGTGATTAGAATATTCTGAACACCTTGATATGTTGTTTCAATTGCACATGTAGCTGCAGCTCCAGATCCACCACCACCTATAATTGTAACTTGAGGAGTAACAGTATATCCATATCCCGAGTTAATCAAACCAATATTTTTTATGATAATATTATTTCCTTTGGATGTTGTTATGGCAACAGCACTTGCATTTGTTCCTCCAGAAAAAGCAGAACTAATTGCAACTGTTGGAATGGAAGTATAATTATATCCATCATTGTTTAAAATAAATGACTTAATATATTTCGAACCTAATGTAGCACTTGCCTGAGCTTGAGTTCCAGACGAAACAAGTTGTAATGTTGTAATATATCCTTGATTTTGAATAAGAGTATCAACTTCATCAATAGAAGTATCAATAACTTCATCTTCATATTCAAAGAGTTCACATTTTAATTCATAAACATAAAGTTTTCCAAGTTGATAAAATGGTTGCTCATGCTCAACAAATTTAACTTCAAATAATCTTTGACCAAGTGGAAAATAAACAATATCACCCTCTCTAGGTCTTGATGCCAATATAATCTCATCCGTATCCATGGATGCCAAAAATGGTGCTATAAAATCTTCAAATCGATCTCTGGAAATGATAAGACTCACATCATCTCGTAAACTCATTCCAAATTTCGATAAAATATCTCCACCTCCAGTGTATCCTTCATAACTATTCACATAAGCCTCTATAGCAAAATTATCATTAAATTTTGAAGCAGTAACTTCTTTTACGATAGTTTTTCTATCTACAAATTTTCTTGGAATATAGATAACTTCTACACCAAAAATTTTTAACTGTTCATTGATTAAATCTTGAACTAGTCTTTGTTCACTTGGCGATCCTTGAAGAAAATAGGGATTAAGAGCCATTTTTTATCATCCAATCGTGTCGTATGGGGGCATTTCATAATCCATAGACATTCTATCCATAATTTGATCTATTTCTCTTTGAGCATCTTCGTAGATTTCTCTACCATTTAATTCAACTCCACCAGGAAGTTTTACTCCTTTAAATTTAATTAAATTCTGACCCCACTGCCTCTTCATAAGTGCAGTAAGATATCTTTTTAGAAAACGATCATTATATACTTTAGTGAAAGTATTTGGATCCAAAATACGATAACAATCAATAATAAAAAATGTTCCGACAGGAGCATATCCCCAATCAATATCTAGATACAATCTACCTTGTCTAATATTAAATCTAACTTGTTTATCCGTTTCTAATAAGAAATCAATATCTTCAAGATATGATTTAACCATTGAATATTGAAGTAATTCAACAGAGTTAAAATAATATAAGTCATTCAAAAATAATTGATATTTAATACTAAACATTCCACCAGAAATTGTACTAGTATCAAATTTAAATACTTTTTCAATTCCAATTACACTATCAGGAACTTGAATATAATTTGAGTTTTCATAAAAACTAAATGTAGTTGCAGTTCCTACAATATTAGAAGTTCCAGTAGTAGTGACTATTCCAACTCCTGTTTTAGAAACTGATCCTGCAGTCATGGTAAGACCACGACCCCTATTAATGTCATCTTGAGTAACTTGATACTTAAGATACATGCGTTCAATGCCATCGTAGTGCCTCTCCTGGAAGAGCTGAAGAGCATCATCTACTAAATCATCTATTTGATCATCATCAAGGTTAATCTCCAATACAGGGTATCCTAGACGCCTTAAACAGTAGTCAATAAGATCTTGGCGACTTGCTGGTTTAGACATTAATAAGTTCCTCCTGTTATAGTATCTGTCCAGATAGGATTACCTGAATTATCGACTGTAAGAATATAGCTACTGTTTGATTGGTAAGAATTTGTATTTGGGGATGATACTAAATTTCCACTACTATTAAAATATGCTATTCCATTTGGGCCATTATAAATTCCATATGCATAATTAATTGGATTTAAAAAAGTCGTATTATTATCAAAATTTACATTTCCATAAAAAGTGGATACTCCAGTTACTTGGAATGAAGATAATATACCAACTCCACCTATTACATTAGTAGAAATTCCAGCAACATATGCATAACTAGCAACATCTGAAGTATTTACATGTGTAATAGAATTGGCAACTCCAGATATACTGGAAATTACCTTAATGGCATTTTGTTGACCTACTCTTACTTTAATATCTGGCATTAATGAGTTGCCCCCTCTCTTACAAGAGCCATGCCTTCAACTACTCTAGTTTTTTGATTATTAGTATCAATAACAACAATATCATATAAGTACCTTCCCGGTTTTATTTTGGAAGTCACTGATGTCGTTAATTCAATTTGAACTGTTCCTTCAGTTGGATTTGGTATTGACGTATTAAAATTGTATACAGTAGAACTATTGGTATATTTTCTCATTTGAGAACTTACACCATAACCAGTAAGATTTAATGCAGAATTAGTACTAGAATCATCAAGTATAAAAATTTGATTAAAATCCGTACCCACATTAATAACAATATTGCTAACGTATACGGCGGCCATCTATATCAGAGTATACCTAATAAGTATTTATATTTGAGGATTAAAATTTAAAGAAATAATGGTTTCTTCTTGCTTTAGAAAAAGTTTCACATAGGATTTTGCAATATTTTTAAGTTCATCTATATCATTACACGAATCTATTTCTCTAGAAATTTTTTCGTATTCAAAAAGTTTAGAAATATTTTCTAATTCTATTTTATTTGGATTCATTTTTTTCTAGCAATTGTCTGAGTAAACTTTTAATTTCACCAATTTCATTTTTCATATTTTCAATTTCCATTTTTTCTTTTTCTTTTCTAGAAACTGAATTTAAATAATTAAAATATGCATTAGTATCACAATTAATTATAGCACCAGTTTCTGAATCTCTATAAAGATTTGGATAACCTTCTACAGGAATTCTCATAAAATTGCAATTGATTGTATTGATTTTATTGCTGGAGATAATGCTTGATTTGTTCCGGTCATAACTATTTTAATTCTATATCCATTAAAATAACTTAGATTATCTGCAGTAAATTGATACTCCAAATATTCTCCACTATTGCTTGAACGAACAAAAGCATCTGGCAATCCATCATTATTTGCTGGATTAATAATAGTATCTCCATAACCATCACCAGTTGTATCTCTAAGATTATCATAACCTGGGAACAAATAGAATGATTGATTGACAGAAGATACATTTGAAGTTATCAAACTATATAAAACTCTAAAATCTGCAGAAGCATCTCTATAGGCACTAATAATAACCTTCAACCCTCTCGCTGGTTGTGCTAAGTTAATTGGAACCGAAACGTATACAGCAGCATTTGGATCATAGTTAAATGAATTAACTCTACCATCTAAAGAATAGTTTGTAATTGGTTGATTAACACGATTACTATGGAACTCTGTAGTTGCATTATCCAGATAAATTACCGGAGATAAATTATTATCAGTAGTTGATAAATTAATCGCAGTTGTAAATGATTTATTTCTTGGCAAAGAACTCAAATAATTAGTTTCATTAACTTTTGAACAAACTATTCTAGTTGTTGATAGTTTATTTAAAACATTCAATTGTACTGGTTCAAATCCTTGATCAATAAATGAAGATTCATTTCCACCCATGCTAGTTCCACTAACAGTTCTAATAGATGCTGAAGCAGAAGTAGATGATCCTGGAGTAATAATTGCATAATTTGGAACCAAAGAATCAAATTGAATATTTCTTGTTGCAGTAATTTGATCTCCACCATCAGATGATTGATTACTAAATGCTAATTGTGGCCAATTGCTTCCTCCAATATTGTCGGAACTTCTATCAATTCCATTTGTACTAATTCCTACTTGTAAATAATATCCATTACTTGAAGGATAGATACTATCAATATTAAAAGTAGTATTAATTCTTCTTATAGAAACACCACTTAATTCATACTTATAAACTTGAGAAGAATTATCATGTGATTGAACTAATGTAGAATCTATTCCACGAGTAATTCCACTCAATTGATTGACTCCAACTGTAGTATATTTAATTATTTCGTTATCAATTTTAACATATCCTGGATTTGTAGATCCAATGGAAACTCCTTCAAATGTTGTAAAGTTACTGGTACTTGCAATTGAAATTGAAGTAGCAGAAGCTGATAATCCAGTCGTAAGTGTTGTTGGAGATACATTTGATTTGACATTATTGAGTGTAACATAATTTGAAGTTGAATACATTCCATGATCAAAATGATTTACACCAATAAATGTTCCAGTATTATATCCACTCGTTACAGTAGAAGACCTGATTGTAGTTGAAGCTAGAGAAATTGGAGATCCACTATTATTATAATAAACTAAACTTTGACCAGAAGTAAATGAATTTCCTTGAACATTTGAAAGATATAAAGTGTCAACACCACTAATAGTTGTAACTGTAATTTGAGATCCATTTCCAGTTCCACCAGCAGATGAAGTTACAATACCGACAATATCTCCTGCAACATATCCATTTCCTGCATTAACTATGGTTGCTGAAGTAATTGTTCCAACTCCACTTATTGATAATGTTAAACCAGATCCATTTCCAGTAAGAGCATAAGTTGAAACGTTTGATTGTGTAGTGTAATTAATACCTCCAGTTGTAATTCCAATAGTTGCTGCTGCACCACCAGTATTTACAATATTTCCATAATTATAAATTTTTGAAGAATCACTAACCTTTCTTCCTGTAGTAAGAATACCAATCATGGAAGAATTAGTAACAGTTGTAATTCCTACACTTAAGTTTCTTGTGAAAGTTGTAACTGCATTTGCATCTAAAGTTGTAACATAACCATTACTAGTATCTAAAGTTGGATTATAAAAATATGCAGTTCCATTCATAGAAGAAGAGAAATCTGCTTTATACAACTTAAACATCATATCTTGATATTGGTTCGCTGTCCAAAGAGAACCATTTTGAGATCTAAAGAAGCTTCCAAGAGAATATTGTTGAGAGTAAACTCCACCTTGCCCCAGATTAAAGTTTTGACCATTAAAGGTAGATTTGTTCATTTCAGCGATAAAGACTTCATAAGCATCACTATTTGGTGATATTAAGACAAGTGCATATTGATTGCCAGGAGCCAAATAAATTGGATAATCAAACTTGAAGTTTGTTGCTACTGGAGTTACTGAAGTAATATTTTGTTGACTATCTCTTACTATATTCGTAGGGATATTAATTAAATCTGGAGTTAATGTTTTAGATCTTCCAAGAACTGTTGCAGTAGGTGTACCATTATCATTATTAACTGTTCTAATTTCCAAAGTAACTGGTGCATTCCCCGAATCTTTAGAATAGAAATATATATCGGCTGAAGTTATAAAGGCACCATTTACATCATTTGGAACTGCATTTACAGGACTTGAAGAATTATTTGCACCGACAACAAATGTTTGAGCAATTGGATCAACATAATAATTAGTAGTTGTAGTAGTTACTGTAGTTTGGAAAGTGCTAGTAATTCCCGCAGATGTATAATTAACTGATGCAGTAGAAAATGTTTGATCTCCAGCTATTGGGGGTAGATTTGTAGAATTTGAGTTAAGAACATAAGTTTTAGTTCCAGTTGAAATTCTTATTGCGGGTGGAGGATTTGTTAAAGGATCTCTTAAGAAAAATGTTCCAATTAAATCTCCATATACATCAGAAATTAATCTAAGATTTTTAACATATGCAGTTGCCCCACTAGTTTGACCAACTAATCGCATACCTTGAACTAGATATCCAGAATATAATCCTTGTGCTTGTGCAGAAAGAGCATAAGTATCAACATTTAAAATTTTACTTGATGCACTATAAGATGAAGGAACACTTTCAGATGGTGCATATGGATTTGCATTATATGTTCTAGATGGACTATTGTAAGTACCTTCTTTATGATTTGGAGTAGCAACTCTAAACGTAATTAAATTATTATTGTTATATGTTCCTATTACAGTCTCTCCAACTTGGAATGTTCCAACTGATCCATAATTTTGTAATGTTGAATCTGTTGCAATTTCAACTAATTTGGGAACAAAATCAACTCCTGAAACACTATCTAAGAATTGATAGAATTGAGTGCTTGGTTTAAGATTTTTTGCTCTAAATTCAGTATTACGTGATCTCATATAAAGATCATCTGTACTTGAAATTAATACTGTGCTAGAAGAAACTGAACTAGAAATTCCAACATATACAACATGACCAGGACCATCACCTTTTTTTACCTTTTGATCAATATTAACATATATTTGATCAAGATTTACAGTTGTAACCCATGAATCTGCTGCTGGAGATAAAGTAATATTTCCAGTATATTGAACAATATTAAAAGGATTTACATTTTCAACTTGTGTAGTTAATGGTTGATTAATCCAGGGAACTTCATTATAATTTAATAAAACAGTATTACTTCTTTTAACTACATTTGGATCTATTAAAGTAAAATCTGTAGATAGATCTAAAGAAACATCGGGGGTACTGAGTGAAGGTGCTATCTGACTATCTAAACTGTTTACACTCACAATTGGAGTAAGTAATTTGCTGTTAGAATCTATTTGAGCATTTGAATAGGTTGAATCTATAAATGAAGTAGAAGTGAAGTTATCTACAAAAATTCCACTCTTAAATCTATTATTTCCTTGAGCATCTTGAATTTGAAGACTTTGAGTATTTACTTCTAATAAAGAAAGTGAAGTTGTAGTCTCTAAATTTGTAACTCTATTATCAATTGTTCCAATATCCCTCATCGTATATCTCTTATTATCACTATAAGTTATTGAAGCACTCTGTGGATAAAAAAGATATGGTGGAAGAGTAATAGTAGCAACTTCCATTACTTCATCAATAGTTGATGGGGGAGATGGATTATCAGAAGAAGTTCCATTTAAAAGAACAAAATTTCCATTTTTATCCAAAACTATTTTATCAATTCTTCCCAAATAATAACTATATCCAATTAATGATCCTTCATTTGGAGTAATAATTGTTTTTGGTGTTAAGAATCTTGATGAGAAATCAAATGGTGAAGATGAAATTCCCGTAAAGGGAATAACCGCAGGTCTAAAATCTAAGACATCAGATGCTCTTACGTTGTTATTTCCAATATTTGGAATATCAGATTCATATCTTGGATTATCATAACTCAAAACAGTAAATAAATCACCAGTATCATTTGATGGAACTGTATAATAATCATATACAATTAATAATGGATGTGATGGTTCCCCAGTTGTGGTATTTCTTACTATTTTTGAATAATCGTAATATTGGTCTTTTTGGTTTTTATTTAAACTATAATTATTTCTTATATCTTTATACAAACCAGGAGTAATTGCTTGTACAGATGCTGCAGAAATATTTGATTCTAAAAATGTTACAGTTTCATATAAAGAAAATCTATTTGCATTTAAATATACTATTCCTAAAATATTAGAACTTGGTTTTGTAACAATTCTAGCTACTGCCCCACTAGATTGACCAACAATATTTTCACCAATGAGTGCATTATTAGAAACATTCGCAACAGAATTGAACGTAATTTGATCTAAAGTTGGAGCACTCGTAGTAAGAGATTCGTAAATTGCAACAATACTTACAACATCTGGAACATTTAAACTAATTTCCTCATCTTCAACTCTCAAACCATAAAATTGATTGTAGGTTAATCCATTATTTACTGAAGTGTTTATTCCAGTTCCAGATTGAGGGTATTTTGAAAGATTTACATTCAAAGTTTGACTTCTTGTAAAAGTCTTAATCCTACTTTGAATATTATTTTTAATTAAAGTTGAATTAATTGAAACAATTGTTTTACTTGGAGAAAGACCACTAATTGTTACATTATTACCACTTAAAGAAAATTTGTCTGATGTTAAAGTATCAGTCGTTCCATCTGAATAAAAAATTGAATATCTTTGATTATTAAATGGCAAGAAAAATGCACTACTTATTCCAGTTACATTTGATAAATTAAATGTAACTGTTCCAAGACCACTACTTGTAACACTTGTTATTTGAGAACTAACTGTTATATTTGATCCTGTTAGATTTACTGAAGATATTGGTGAATTTGGTAACTGTGCATATAATGGACCATTATTTTGAGTGACTAGTGATCCAATTGAGAAGTTTACAGATGAAACTCCAAAACCAACTGCACCATCACAAACTCCTGAAACTGTAGAAATTCCAGTCAGGGTCATCGACTGCCCAGTTGGAGATACTGAAATTACCCTATTAAAAGTTTCAGTAGTAAATCCCGGTCTTTGATATCTAATTACAGTATCGGATGTAATACCAGTGAAAAATCTTCCTGGGCAAGTTACGTTACCAGACTGATCAATTGAAATTAAATCAGTAGGAGTAAATCCAGTTGCAGTTATTTTTTCTAAATTTACGTCTGCACTAAATGCAATTGAGAATCCAGAAATTGCAGTTGATTGATGAACAGATTTTATATCTTTAGTGTCAAAGAATCTAATTGAAGATATAGTTCTTGATACATTTGGTGTTAATCCATTGATTAAAATTTGTTCACCTACTTGGAAAGTTCCAGAAACTTGCCTTAAGAAAATTACCAAACCATTTCCCGATACAGTTGCATATCCACTTGCTCCGCTACTTACCCCCTTCACATAAGAAGTAGATGGTAAATCTGCACTAGAAACTGTTTGATTTAATGTTAATTGTGTATAAGTTTGAATATCATATAAGTATAATCCCCATTTAGTTGCGGGAGAACTATTAATACCAGAAGTTGCAGAATCATTTAGATTCATCATATAAACTCTAGCATCACCTATTTGAAGCCCTGTGGGAACACTTGTTCCCTTTCTATTATTATATAAGGCAATGTTTGCTTTATATGCTGGGTTACCTGAAACATTATTAATTCTAAAGGTACTTCCTAATTGAAAAGGTATTTCTGCGAAACTAACTGTTTTAGTATCTCTTGGTTTTGGAGAATCTAAAATTGTTGTTTTATCCTTATAAACATCATATCCTCTTACATAAGAAATACCAGGAGAGATATTTACACACATCAAATCTTTTGAAGGTGTATTTGCCTGATTAGTTTTTTGACTATTTAAATATATTCCGTCATTTCCAAGTAGATCATTTAAAGAATTTTGAATTTTAATTGTATATGGAGTTACTGAAAAATTTCCAGCTTCGTCATAGGTTCTTTTTGCTAAATAATCTCTTAAATTGTTGCTAGGATCTTTTGGTCTTGGAGTTTGTTGAATTTTTCCATCTATAACTCTAAAAAGTTCAACAAAATCAGTATCATCAAGATCTGTTAATAATTTTTTACTTAAAGTTAAATTTATTTTAAATCTATCTGCCCCTGGTGCAGAATAGTTGGAAAATCCTTTTGCATTATCATATAATGACTTATCAGAATAAGCAGTTACAATTTCTTCTCCTATCAGTAATCCAATTCTGTATGATGGAACATTATCATAATAATCAAGAATTATTGTTTGCTTTGATACATTTACAAAATATCCTCTAATAAAATAGACACCATCTGCAATTGATACTGCAGATCCAGTTGAAGTTGCATTGGAAGAAATTAATCCTACGAGAGGAGTTCCTGCATTAATTACTGTACCAGAAGTGGTTGAAATATTATCGTTTTGTGCAAATAAAAGTTCACCATCTTGAAATGGATTTATTACAAAATTACTATCAGAACTTCTATATTTTACATAAATTGTTATATTATTGACTTCATCATTATTTGGAAGTTGAACATATTGAACACTGGCGGTAACCCCAGAAGATTGCCCAGTTAAAGTTATTCCAATGAGATTGTTGATATATGTTGTAATATCAACTCCATAAAGAGTTGGATTTAATTGAACAGCACAAAAATTTGAATCGTAAGTAGTTCCCCCAGGAACAACCATTGAACCATTTTTAAAAGTATTGCTACCAAATTTTTCAAGCTGATCTTGTAATGTTGATTGTAGAGTTGTTAATTCTCTAGCTTGAATTGGTTTTCCTGGATTAAATAATACTTTATAGTAGTTATTTGATGAATTAAAATCATCATAATAAGGACTAACATTAAGATTTGTCTTTTGTGCCATTTTTTAGAATTCCAGGATAATTTTAACGTCTTCTTTTTGTCTAGAATTTCTTGAAATCGTGGGTCTATTATCGATATAAATTATATCCCCAGATGATTTATTTATGTCTGGATTTGCAAGACCATTAGTAAAATTAGCACTCAAATTAATTATATTATTTCCAGTTGGATTGGTTGTAATTCCACTAAAAGTTAAATCAATAGAACCAGAAAAACCTCCAGTAGTTACAACTGGAGTTGATGTAGATTGAAAGTTTAAAACTTTTCCACTAACAGAAACTCCAGAATAATCAGATTGATTTGCGGTTAGAGGATTAAAATATAAAGATCTATCTTTAAAATATTTTATAACATTGGTTTGAGTATCAAAAGATGCAACATATCCATATGCGGTTCCAACACCAGATATTGATTGAGAAATGATATCACCAACATTCAATATCCCAGAGTACCCAGATTTTACTTTAATTGCATATAAAGAAGAAAATGAATTATTAGTAAAGACTGCGGTCGAACCAAATGAGGTTGGATTTTTTATAATTCCAACTTGAGCATATTTTGTATCTATTGGATAATCTTTTGTAGAATCATCAAATCTTGAATAAACTAATACTTTATCTGTTCCTAATTCTTTATAGATATCATATCCATGACCAAATGATGGTGGAATAATTGGAATTAATTTTGCTGCATTTGCAGGATTAAATGGATTTGGTGCTATTGCTCCAAGATCTACAATTCCATATGTATATCCAGAACCACCAGAAGTTACTGTTACTTTAGTTACAGATCCCCCAACAACATCAACTAAAGCAGTGGCTCCAGATCCATCTCCTAAAATATTAACTGATTGCCCCGTTACATTTGTATACCCACTTCCACGATTCGCAATATAAACTGTTTTAATTTGATTATTATTTAAAGTTGAATTTCCATTAGTTCTAATTGCAGTAATCTGAGCATCGGTAGATGAACTCCAATTGTCAGGAACTGTAATATATTGTAAAGAGTCAAATTTAATAATATCACTTGGAGAAACTGTAAAAAGATATTTCCAAACATAACCATCACCACTTGTACCTGCAGCGGATGGTTCTAAATCTGTAAAAGTTGGTTGGTCTAAAGAAATATTTCCTGTGGTATTAATACCACTTGATCCATTATTGATACAAATATAAACATTATAATTAGAATTCATTACATAATAGTTTGCATCATACAATCTATATGATTGAGTTACTGGGGAGGGATTAAGAATACTATAATCATGACGATACATTTCATATCTTGAACCCGATGTCCAATCTACTCTTTTTATTATTCTTCTTATATTTGATGAATTTATTGATTGCCCAAACATCATAGGATCATGATATGCATTCATGTAATCATTACAATCAATGGGATTTGGAGTATTTTGATCCCAAGTACTACTTCTACCAAATCCTACAGATGATCCAGTAATTGTTGTTCCTGTTGGATTTGGTAATGCCGTAAAAACGTAGTAAGAATTTGAAGAATTTTCTACAGAGTTTACAAAATTATCAGCATTAAATAATCTAAATTGATCCGTTACAATTGAAGCCATATTAATATTGTTTTTTCTATATTTATATTAAGTGTGTGACTAAATTTAGAAAATATTGGTATATTTTAGTGCCCCAGTATCTCTAATCCCATAAGATCTTCTTTGAATAGAAGCAAATGTAGATAAACCAGAATTAATAGTAAATCCAGTTACTGCGATAGAAATTGGAGAAGATGATCTACTAAATCCTGATAATTTACCCCACGAAAATTGCCCTACATAATTTCCATTAGTTGCTATTCCAGTCACTGAAGTTGTGGAAAGTATATTTGATGTAACAATTCCAATTGTATTACCTGCTCCAGTATAACTAATTGCATGAATATAGTAAATATTGTCAAGATGAGAAGTGCCAATTCCAACACGTGCAGTATTATTACTATCAATTGAAGTAACACCTTTACCCACACTTGTATTATAAACATAAATTGGATACCCAACAGATAATTGTGAAAAATCTCCAGAAGAATTTAAATAAAACTTAAGTGCCAATGGATTTCCAGATGTTCCAGATGTTGTTCCAATACCAGTTATAATTCCAGAAAAACCTGATATATTTGTTATTCCAGAAATATATTCTTTTGAAGTTGTAGGTAATGGAGTAATCACTTGAGGGGGGGTGGTATATCCAAATCCAGAATTAGTTATTGTAATTGGTGTCGTTAAAGATCCACTACTTGAAACTGTTATTGTTGCAGTAGCGGTTGTTCCGATACCAACACCAATACTTTTTGGTTTTGATATTTTAACTGTAACGCTGCTTCCAGTATAACCCGAACCACCATTTACAATACTTAAAGAACTTATAGTTCCATTTGAACTTACAATTGCAGTCACTGCAGCAGCAACAGGATCTCCAGAACCACTTACAATTAATCCATCAATTGATAATCCAGTAATACTAGAATTTAAATTTTGCTCATATTTGAAGAAGTTTGCATCATCAACAAATAACTGAGTATCTGTTGATGAAAAATTCTTAATTATTTTTGCAGTTGGGTAAATCAAAGATTCAATAGAATCTCTTGACTTATAAATTAATTGCCCACCTATTTGAGAATCAACTTTTTGTTTAGTCCAACTTAATGGTTTAAGATTTGTGGGGTCAATACCAATATCAGAATATACATTTGTTTGAATTTTATCTGATGATGGAATATCGTAGACAGCTCTTTGATTTTGTGTTGTAGTAATTCCTAAAATATTATTATTACTAAAAATCTGTATAGCATCTCCAATTTTAATTGTCTCATTAGATATTTTTAAAGTACTATCAACTCCCCTGGTTCCTCTATAGAAAAATATTGAAATATCATCCTCTGGTATTGGTGGTTCAGTGAATGTAAAAGATGAACCACCATTGAATTGGTAAGAATCATTGGGTTTTTGAATAACTCCATTTACAAATATCAACAATAAAGAATTTAAATCTATGTTTAAAGAATCTATATTATTAATATTTGTTTGGAAACTTAACAAACTACCATTATAATAAAGTGGAAATCTAGTTCTAGAACCATCTTGTAAATTTGCAATAGAATCAATATAATCTAATTCTCCGAAATTCCAAGCAGAAAAAGAATCTGAGAAAGTATCAATTACTGTTAACTTGAATTGTGATAAAGGAGCAGAAATCCTCGAATCAGTTACTAATCCTACTGGAGTAAATACATCACCTTTTTGGAATGCATATCCATTTCTAGTAATTTGGAAAGAATCTACTTGGAATAATGTTGATCCAATTCCAGTAGTTGAACTTGCAGAAACATTTACATTTAAAAGTAATCCAATTCCAGTAGTTGTAGTTGTTCCTAAACCAACTCTAGAAACTCCAATTACTGGCATATTAGTATAACTAGGAGAAGGTATTTGCAAGACTGGATTATTATATCCAGTTCCTCCAGCACCAATATTAAAAATTAGTGTTCCACCTACACCAACAGTAGCAGTAATTGAGGCATAATTATTTCCAACATGGGTTGGATCTGTTACTCCAATAGAAACACTGCCAAAATATCCAGATCCATAGGTCAATCCTGTTGTTCCAATTCCAATTGAAGTTATTGTTCCATTTGCATCTATAGTCGCACTGACAGCAGCTCCAACTAATGGTGCATACCCAAGACCACCACTAGATGCCAGAGAAACAATTACTCCCCCTCTAGGTAAACGATTTTGGTTAGTATCATATACTGAAGTTATTAAAGAACCATTATCTGAAGAAATACCAGAAAAAATAATACTTGTAATTCCAACACTATTATTTGATATAATTGAATAATCATTGCCTACATTATTTGCTGTTGTTGGGGTTTGGAAAATATTATTAATGAAAACAATTCCATTTCCAGTTGAACCTAATCCAACAGTATTAATTCCTTGTGTTGTTAATGTATATGTTTGCCCAATTCCAGTAAATTTATAAGAAATATCATCAAACAGGGTATTAGTTGAATAATCCTGTTTTAAATAAACTCTACCTTCAAAATAAGATTTTGGTTGTGGCAGATTTGCTGGAGTTACTGAATTCAATAATGTTCCTATAGGAGGATCTATAAAATGTATTTGTTTTCCAACTATATCAAAAGATCCTCTATAAATTCTTGCAATGGTAGAATCTGTATGTATTGTTGAAGAAGATCCCACAGATCCTCTTGATACATTTACAAGTGAAACACTACCACTATTGGTAATTGGTCCAATATTAGTAGTTCCAATTCCAACATTAAGTATCTTCATGTATTCATTATCAACACGAAGTAAATCCCCAGATTTAATTGAAGAAATTCCACTTAATGCAAATGTAGTTGATGAAGCACTTACTGTTCCACCATTATTTTGTAGAGTATAATTTATTGAAGTGTAAGTGATGGGATATTGTACAATATTGTCAATTGAAATAATAGATCTTTCCAATTTCTTATTCATTTGTAACAAATGAGCATTTCCTAATCCATAGGAAGTGAATGTCACATAAATTCCTACATTAGCATAATCAGGTCTTGTTGCCAATTTAAAGTTATTAGAATCTATTTTAATTGGGTAAACTACAGGTGGGAGTATTGTAGTTACAACACCAGAAACATTTAATGTTGCACCAATTCCAACAGAAGTAGATCCAATGCCAATAAATGTTGATCCAGGTAAGTAATTTAAAGGTTCTCCTGTGCTAAAGAAATGATTTGGTATTGTAAACACTCCAGTTACTGGATTCAATACTGCACTGTCAGTTGGATTAAATGTTTTTTGGAATATTGGAGTTCCTTGATAATTTAAATCAAAATCTAGTCTTTGAATCCTACTACCGTTAACTCCAGAATATTGTGCAGTATTGACTGTTTCTATCATAGCACCATACTGTAGAGGTGATGGAACATTAATAGTATCAATATCAGTATATAAACATTCACTAAATGCACTAATTTTGATATTTCCACTAATTGATTGATCGGGGTAGAATATCAAACTGAAATTATCAGAACTATTAAAATTTCCACCAAAAGTTCCGATTCCAGTAGTGCTTCCTATAGAAAGATATGGATATTGAGTAACGTAAGTATTATTCCCATCTTGAATTAGCATTACTTGATGTAATACATTTGTAGATCCAACACTTACTTGAACTATTGATTTTATAGACGAAGTATCGTAACGATTTACTGAAACTATACTGGATGCAGTTGATACTGTTGAGAAATTTGATTGATATTTTACAGTTCTTTCATACCCTTCCATTTGCCCAGGTAGTATAAATCTATAAGTTCCAATACCAGCAGATGTTGAACCAAATCCAATATTTTTAGATTTTAAGATGACTGTATTTGTTCCAGTATTTGTAAAGTTTAAAGATAATATTCCAGAAGAAATTGAAGCACCAAATGTTCCGATAGGATTATATGATCCAAATAAACTTGCATTTGAATCAAAATAATATTCAGTAAAATAAGTATTATTTCCATCAGTTGTTACATATAATTCAACATAATTCATTAAATTGGTAACAGTATCAATTAATTGAATATTTGAAAATATTGAAGTAGTACTAGCTGCTGATACTGAAACAAAAGATGTTGATGCTGTAGAAGCTACAGTATTATTTGTAGCTACTTGACTAATAAATCCTATTGAAGTAGTTCCAATACCTATTATTCCATTATAAAAATTATTTTGCAATATTTTTATATCATAATCATAATCATATGGATTTACGAGATTGAGATATAAGTAAGATTTACTAGTTGATGGATCAGTGTATACTGATAAATCTGTAATTTTTGTGTTATAAATTGATCCTTTTTCTAATTCAAAAATATTATTATTTGTAGTATCGTTTAAAGTAACTAATTCTGTTAATTGGAATTGAGATTTATTTGTATCAATAATTTGAACTAAAAATCTATCATAACTTTGTGATGTAATTTCTATAATTTTATTTTGATCTGATGCAGATAAACCTAAATGAGAAAATTGAGAACTTATATCATCAATTTCTAAAACTCTATTTGTATTACAAGTAATATAACTTTGTAAGGATTTATTCTTAAATTTTATAAAATTAGAAGAATTATTGATTAAATTATAATCAGTTACAACATCATAATTATTGATGGTATCAACACGATTTTGATCAATAATATCATAAAGAACAATTGAACTTGTGATTCCAGTACTAATTCCTTGAGCACTTGATGTAATTCCAACATCAGCAAAATTCTTAAGACCACTGGTATGAAGAAGATTGTTTACTGGTGAAATTAACTCATTAAACTGAATTGGACTTTTAATTGTGTATGATAAATCTTGATAATAATCACTATTTTCAATTACTTGACTATCTTGATTTAATTTTCCAATTTCATTTTTCCAACCAAGATCTTTTTTTGTAGAGTAGTTTACTATAAATCTACCATAATTTTCTGCAATTGTTTGAATAGTTGCTATAGATCCAGATTCTTTACCTTTTATAATAGTACCTACGAATAAATCATGTTGATATTTTCCTGAAACAGTTAGATTTTGATTTGTATTTGATACTACTGTTAAATTTTGTTCAATAAATGATCCATTTACATCGACGAGTAATTTTTCTCCAATTTTAAATGTGGAAGATTTTTGAATAACATTAAATTCTGGATATGAATCATATTTAATTATAGATGCTAAAGAATCTTGAGATGTTTTTGCAATTCCTGGATTGGAAGTTAAGTTAGAAAGATCATATTCAAATTGAAATGGGTTTGCACCAGCAGTTGATGCATTTGTTACCGTAAAGAAATTATATCCATAATCTGCTGAGTTAAATCCTGCGCCATCATTACTATACTTTTGAATTCCTTCAACAAAAATTGAATCACCAATCGAAACTACTGGATTATAATATGTACTAAATCCAAGAACTGGTGTTGCTAATATGCAGGTAACAACTCCAGATGCTGAACTATAAACATTATTAATACTTAAACCATTAGAATTATTAATAGAAATTATGGTATTACCATCTTTAGATAATCCTTTTGGCGGATCTATAATGTCTACAGAATGTATAGAATTTCCAAATAAATTTGCTTTTAAAAATCCATTATTAATTGGATTTCTAGAAGTAGAATCAATTAAAATTAAATTGGGTGCATATTGATAATCCTTTCCTCCAGATACTACATCAATACTTGAAATTGTATCAAAAGAAGTTAATGTTAGATTTTGTGGTATATTTGCTGTTGGCTTTAATGTTTTATCAGAAGAATACTCAAATCCTTCATTTAAAACAGAAATATTTTTTATAATTCCAATTGTTTTTGATGTTGGATTAATTAATGCTCCGTTACCAATAGATGAAGCAAAACCAATAATAGTAGGTAATTTTTTATAGTTTACTCCACCAGATATTAATTTAACTCTATTAATTGATCCAGATGCTGTTAATGATTTGGTAGAATACTTTAATACATCAGTTTGAGATTGATCATAGTATAAATTCTCAGGAACATTTGAAAGAGAAATATTGAAAGTAGTTGTTCCAATTCCAGAAATAATATAATCTCCATTATAAACACTATCAGAAAATAGTATTTGTGATGTATTTTGGAAACTAGTATCTGAAGTACTAATGAATCCAGATTTTTCTAAATTGTAATATAAAGTAGTTGGTAAATCTTGAGTGTAATTTACTGTTAAAGATGCATCTGTAGTAACTCCAACCGTACCATTTCTAGAGACATTAAAGGTACTAGTTGTTCCGGTTGAAACTAATTCATTATTGAAATTACTATCAAAATAAATTCTAAGATTATATCCAACTAATGATGAATCCGACAGATTAAATACTAGATTATTATCTTTTATAGATTGAATTTGTGGATTTATGGGATTTATTTTTTGCAATGCTCCACCTGTTGATGCAATAGAAATAATGTTTGGTGGAACTACTTGAGAATCATAATGTGTTTGGCATAGTTGAATATTATTACTATCAACTTCATAAACATAATACATTCCAGTAGAAAGACCAGATGCAACTGAGTCATTAGCAGAATAAATTACTCTATTTCCAGTATTTAAATTATGAGAAGAAATACTGATGGTATTATTTGAGATATTTACATTTGAGCTACTGAATCCAATTGGATTAATAATTACTTTTTGGAATATTGGATCATATTTTACATATACTGAGGTTGAAGTTCCAATTCCTACTGAAAGATTTGGTTTAACAACTAATTGAATAGAATCATTATTTGATAAATTATGAGTAGATGCTGTCGATACCGTAGTTTGTATTTTTTGTGCTGTTGCAGTTACTTGGTTGTATGTTGTATTTAAAGAATAAAAATAGCTATCTGAAGTTACTCCCAATCCAACAAAAAATACTTCTGAAGAGTTTAGGGTTGTTTTAATGCCAATTGTATTTCTTGATTTATTAGTAACGTATACTACTGTAGAAATACCAGATATTGGTAAATTAAAGGGTGTTGATCCAAACGAAGTTGATATTGAAAGTGGAGAATATTCCACATCAGGTAATGATAAAATTACTTTTTCATTATTTGAAAATTTATGATTTTCAATATAAATTGACTGTGAAGGTATAGATCTAGAATATGATGTTATTCCAGCAAATGTAAATGTAGTTGAACTTGATACTCCTGCACTTACTCCATAACCAACCGATTCTTTTGGATTAAAGAATACTTGATAATTTAACTTAGAATCAAAATAATTTGATTTTTTTGTAAAAACAAAAGAATCTGGAATATACTCTATAAGTGTAGAATTAGTATATGCAGTTCCAGAAATTCCTCTATTAACTCTAATTACATTTTGAGGATTGAAAATATTTACAACAGATAAAAATTCATCTCCTATAGAGATACTACTACCAATAGATAAATTATTTGGTATGGAAGAAACATAAATGTCTGTAACTATCCCACTTGATGGATTAGTTGGAATATATTGAGTGGTTACCGCATAATATGTGGTTACTCCAACGCTGTATAAACCATTTAATCCTGCGAGAGATGTTGATAATCCAGAAATTACTACATTATCCCCATTTAAAAAATTATGATATGGATAAACATTTACTTGAACTTGATTTCCATCCTTCCATGTAAGAACTGAATTATCATATGTTTGAATATTTGTTTGAATATTATTAATGTCAATTCCAATTATACTATCAACTGAAGCACTTGCTCCAGTTCCATTTGTGCCAGAATTATCAAATTGAACCCTATCCCCAACTTTATAATTTTGACCACCATACAGAATATCAAAATCGTCTATGCTTCCTTCAGATACGGATTCAACTATTGATTGTTGATTAATAATATCACTAGATTCGATTATAAAATCATTAGTTGCATATTGGTCATTAAGCTTGTATGGGAAAGTATTTCTTACTAAGTTAGAATTGTTAAAATCAAATGTTTGATCTATGGTAGAATTATCTGTAATATAATTTGATGCATAACTATTTCCTATAAAATATGGGAAATTGCTCATTAATTGTGAACTTAATGAAGGATTTGTAGTTATCCCTGCAAAATATGCATAAACTCCGTTTGGAAATTCTGGAGTTTTTGCAAATCTTCCATTACTTTCATCTAAATCGCCAGAGTTATTAAATGTATAATCCTCAACAAAAAATCCTGCAGAAAATCCAGATGGTCTATTAGTTATTAAATTCGTATTTAATGCATAACCTGATTTTAAAATTTTAATTAATGATGATGTATTTTGTGGATCTGAATATCCAAATGCTCCATAAATTGGATTTCCATCATATGCCCATCCAATTATTGGAGAATGTTTGGTTTTATCAGTATCACTAAATGCAGTTCTAATTCCAGAAGAGTATCCAAATACTAAATACTGCAATCCATTATTTGTTGAATTAATAACTTCATCAGAATTATATTTAAATTTGTTATTAACTGTTAATGATCTAATACTGACATCAAATGAAGCATTGGATCCAGAAGAAACTACAGTAATTGATGTATTAGTGCTCGTATATCCTAATCCCGAATTAACAACTACTGCATCTGTTATTATTCCATTATTAATGATGGGTTGAATTACTGCACCAGTTCCAGATCCATTTACGATTATATCTGGAGTTGAATAATAATTACTACCACCATATAAAACATTAATATCAGTTATTTCGCCATCTAAAATTACTGGAGATAATCTTGCATCTTTTCCATTTAAAATTGATACTAGTGGTTTTTTCTCTAAATTTAAAACAGTAGATCCATAATCACTTCCAGTCTCATACAGATAGGCATCAATAATACTACCTTTTACAATTGGAGTTGCTGTAACTATTCCAGATGCATATTTAATCGATGTAGTTCCTACACCAACAGTTGCAGAGGTTACTACAAGTGAAATTGGTGGATAACTAAAGTATTGATATCCAGATCCTGTTCCTTTAAAGTCTATAGTATTGTTTCTAATATAATTTGTAATATTAGTTCCACCAATTCCAGCATCACATAATTTAAAATAATTATTATCAACTTTAGAAATATAATATTGATTGGTTGTGTTTAATCCTGATATTGTACTGGTTTGATAATTATATACAACTAAATCACCA